CAATGTTTCTAATAAACGCTGCCTCATCAATTACTAAAAGAGATAATGCTTCAGAACGACCGGCAGTACCAGTACTTGATACAGCTTTAACTTGAGAACCGTTCTTAAAGCGTAAGGATAATTTGTTATCTTCAATAGACGTACCCTTTAACCAACTAGGAAGATTTTCGTGCATTACACGTATCTTTGTAACCAAGTTTTTAGCAACGTCTTGAGTAGTTGCAATAACTAATACATTATAATCTGATTTAAACAGCATTGCCCATAACACATAACCAGCAGTTACTGTTGATATACCTAACTGACGCGATTTAAGTATTACACTATATCGGTTATGTTGTAAGGATGTTAATACCTCTTCCTGAAATGGATAAAGGTTAAAATACATTTTACCTTTTGTGGGATGTTGAATAATACAATACTTGCGCATGAAATGGATAGGATCCACTGCACAACGTTTGTATTCTTCTGAAATTATTTCACGTAAACTTTTCTGTGCCATGTAACTCTAGTTAATTTATTATTATGCTAATGCCTTTTCCAATACACCTTTCAATATAGCTACTGACATATCACCAGCTTTAATAGAATCGGCTACTGCTGTAAATATAGTTCCGGATTGACCAGCCGCTGATGCAGTAGCTTTGATTTCTGGTAATGCCTCAACTACTTGGTCAATTGCATGCATTCCACCATCAATAGCAATAAAAAACATACCTATAGTATAGATTACATCTGCTACACGTTTAGAAGTCTCCCATACTTTCTTTACACGTAAAAAATTACTCGGATCTCCTAATAACATTACGCCTGAAATAACTGCCCTTAATGGTATTAAATATGCATCATGCATTTCATGAGCCGTATTTTTAAGCCATTTACCTAATTTTGTATCTGCGGATGCATCATGTATAACATGTAACATGTGTTCATCGACTGGTTGTGCTGATGCTCCACTACTATCAAAACTTACTGCATGATCATCTGACTTATGACTTTTTTCTATCGTTTGACCAAGATATGCATATGCATCATCAATATACTTTTTATCTGCTTCAAATGATACACCTTGTAACATACCTTTAACTGTACCACCTAGTTGCTTTACCATGTCAGCTTTTGACGGTATTTCTTTGTTTTTCTTAGCATACTCGTACATACGACCTATAATACGACGTATAGATCTAGATTTTTCATCACCAAAAGTTAATCCGCCAATCCAATCGACTATATTTCCTAAAAATTTTAGTAAGGTAGGAGCAGCTAATAATCCAGTTTCTAATGGCCCCATCTCCATAAGTAATCCTTCATCAATAACATCATCTTTTGAATCTATTGACTTGGGATCCTCTAATGCATCTACATTAATTTTATTTGGATCAACAGTTACTTTTCCTTTTGTTGCTTCTTTAGCAATTTGAGCAATTGCCTTAGCTACAACATCATCTGATACAGCGCCAACTTCATTAACACCCATTACAGGCTGTACAAAATTTACTAAGTTGGTCCATTGGGATTCAGACATACCGCGTTTTAATGATTTTGCTACTCGCTTAGCCTGACTTTCTAACACTACTGTAGATTCTGTCAGTTTTTGTAGTTTACGTCGGGTGTATCTATTAGGAAAAAAAAACTTAATTTCTTGCTCGACTATTTTTTTAATGGCATTGGATAATATAACACGTTCATCAACTTGTAATTGAGCATTTTTATCTAATTCAGCAACAGATGATTCAAGTTCTTTTTCTAACATTTTTTTATCAAATGTCATTTTCTTTAACTCGTTGGTAATTTTTTGCTTCTTAGCACCATCGGCTTCTGCAAACTCTTTGGCCTTCTTTTTCATTTTATCGACTAATGTCTCAAGCTCTTTAGATATTTTACTAATTGATCGTCCTTTTGCCATCTTATCCTTTAAGGTCGTTTAATATTTGTTCTTTAAGTTTGATATAATCACTATCAAATTTTTCTAAAAATGCTGATTGGTCCCATTCTTCCATACGACCGTCCGCATTTTGTGCAAATTGTAATTTAACCGCTTCACGTAATAATGCCACTTCTTTATCTGCATCAGTAAACCATGCTTCTGCATTTGCTAACATACGCTGTTTACTATACTGTTCCCATGCCTCCGTACCTTGTAATCGAATAGCATGTTCTTCCTTTAATACACATGAAAAGCATTTTTTATGCATGAAATACATTTTGAAATGTAACTGCTTTTCATGATCTCGCATATTACCATTACAACAAGGACATTTATCTGGAACTGCTAATGATTTACGTATTGTATCTAAAATACTATTATCAACAGTTTTTGTACGATATCCATCCTTCTGTTCAAATCTCCATACAGTTCCTGTTTTAGGATCTGTTTCTGTCCATACATCACCTACATTATGTTTTTCAGTTGATGTACTAGTGTAACCGTAACTAGTTCTGGTTTGACTTTTGTGTTGGCCAGATAATAGCTCTTTTAAAGCTTTTGTGTTTTGTAACTTATTTGACATATTATTTTAACTCGGTTTTAATACGCATGCGTAACATACGTTTAGCTGCTTCATCTAATGGTAAACCTTGTAATAATTCTAATACAAAATTAGCTTGTTCCGTAGCTGGCTTATTTTCTAACATCTTTACCATCTGCTTAAACGCAGCAGTTTCTTTAACTCGATCTGATCGTTGTGATAATCCAGAAGATACTTTAGATTCTGGTGTATCCATATCTAACTCATTAATTATACTCTCAGTTGTTGTTAACTTTTCAGCCGCTCCTAATTTACGAGCAATACGTTGTTTGATAGTATTAAAATCTTTTGCCGTTAATCCTAACTGCTGTGTTAATTGTGCAGTTAATTCAGCCTTTTGTTCCGGTGTCATACTAGCAATACGTTTTGGGTCAATTTTACCTAAACCAACGTTTAACTGAGTTTTTGCAGATCCTAATTTAGATCTTAAGTTGCTACCAATTTTGTTTAAAAAATCAGTATCCGCTTCACTTATTTGGCTACGTATTTCCTTACGAATTGCTTCACGTAATTGTTTTTCTGTCATATTGTTCCTTTTATATTGTATAAATATTATCTAAAAGATGATTCTAATCCTTTAACTATGAATCTACCAGTAATCTTAAATGGTTTACTGTATATTTTAGGATCACGTATTACAATACCTTCATGTTCACGTACTGGACCTAGTGGAGAACTTAATGCTTCTAGTACTGCATTTCCTAGTTCCATAGTAGCTAAATACATAACAAATCCGTCAATTGCTTTTTGTTGATCTGCAGGATCTGCTACTAACTCGGCTACATCCTTTTTATCTGCAATTGCCATTAATATTTGTTTACTTTGAGCACCTACCGTTTTACCATCTGCTAATTTAATCATAGTTTCTTTTTGATTAGTAGCAGTAGCTAACCATTGGCTCAATGTCTTTGATACTTTTTTACCATTAACAATAACAGTATATTTCTTTGCTAATTCGCCTTGAAAGTCCGGATCTGAATCTAATGTAGTAGGAACTGATCCTAATACCTCATATCCATTTTCATTAGCAGTCGGAGCTAAAGCATTTAATAAGTCTTGCAATGCTTTTTTATTATATGAAATCTCTTTAGTAGCTCTACGCTTTGGAGTTACTTGTTCAATTTCTAGCAATCCGTGTATAGCTAAGAAGTTTTTATTATATGATAATACATTAGTACTACCAGCTACATATTCAATATTAAACAAAATATTTGGATTGTCCCACATTCCTAATTTCTTAAGCATTGGCGTAATATCTGGTAATGCGTCATTAAATATATCTAATACTTTTCCACCAATAATAATCATACCATGGCCCACACCAAAACGATCTTCTAAATCAGCTTTTGTAATACCTTTAACATCTAATGGTTTATTAGAACCGCGGTCCATTACAAACACTTTTTTACCATCGACATCTACTAAACGAATACTAGCATTTACGCCATCAATTTTAACAGAGGCTGGTCCTTTCTTTAGGTATTCAGCTGACTGTACAAATACTTTAACTAGATCCTTTCCAGTCTTTACCCAATCAATATCAAATGGATGTGCCATGTGTCCACCAGCACCACCTTCTGTTATCAGTCCTTCTGATAAACGATCTTTTACTAAATCAACTAACTTCATATCATCCCATCCTAATATTTTTTTAAATGTTTCTGGTGTACCGTTTTTTAATGCAGCTCTTAATGCCGTTCCTGACATTTCTCCATATCCTGGAATGTTTAATGATACATGAGGTGCTACAATTAAGTATCCATGTTGGTCATATCCGACCATATTGTTTTTATGTGTTTTATAATCTTGGAAATAAGAATCTTTACCAGACTTAAGTTTACCAATACGGAATCTAGGATCTTCTTGCATATCCTTATCACCAACCATAAATACTACCGCAGTAGTGGCTGGATCGTATTGTGATAATAACTCTTCGGCTTTATATGGATTCTTAACTTGTATTACATTTTTAATACCATACTGACCGATTATAAGTTTTTTATCAGCAAATGAAAATGGCGATTTAGGTTTTTCCACTTTATCACTAGTAACTACAAATGCATTGTTAGCGCCGAATTGTTTTTGTAACCAGCGAAATGCTTCTGCATGATGACGACCAAATGGTTGAAAACGTCCTGGGTATACAGCTATGATTTGTTTAATATTAGTATCTTCAGTTATGATTTGTTCTACTAGCCATTCACCTAAATTCATTGATATCCTTTTGAATAAATATTACGCTACTTGCGTTACGGTTACTATTACACTTGGTATAGCTGGTATGTTCCCTAAGGCAGGGAATGCATCAATTATAGCATTTCCTGCGCTAGTTTGCCATGCAATTTCCGCATAATCAGCGTTTAAAAATGAATATACCCAATTCCATGCTGCAACAGTTGTTATATTATTTGCGGCAGTTATTTGTGTTGCGGTATTTGCAATATTCTGACCGTTTTTCTTTAACCATATATACACATCATCTGCTCCGCTGATGTTATCTATTTGAGCTGAAAATTGTATATTGTATACTCCATCATTCGGAAATTGTATACGAGAGTTGTTTGTATACGTTATACCGTCAGCAACATCTACCGTAGTATATGTAAATGAAGCCGATACATTAGCCCCTGGATTTGTTATGCTAGATGTATTACTAAAAGCTCCATGATTAAACTGCTTATTGTTGTTCATTATTAATGAACCCGTAACTTCTAACGAACCTGTTACAATTACACCGCGTTTATATGTATATCCAGAGAATGGCTGTATACTACCGCCAATACAATTCCAATCTGTTTGTGATGTACCAGGAAATACAGAGGCAAGTTGCATTACAGCTCCTGCTGGTAATGATACTCTAGCTGGATTTGTGATAGTACCTTTTTCAACATTGAATATATCTAATATTTCATTACCGGCTACGTTATTTTCTATAATAATATCAATCCTAGAACTATTACCTAAACTAGGAAATGCAATTTTTCCTAATGGATACAATAAATCACAATTAATTGTCACACGTCGTACTTGCTCTCCGCCATTGTTACCATCTAATCGTAACCAATATGCCCACTGGTCGCCTAGATTACTACTATAATCATAACGGTCAAAATAACTAGCAGAGTTTGCGGCTGTTATAACTACGGTTTTATCGCGTATTATATTTGCTAATGCCACACCAGTAAATAATGCATTTGATGCTGTTACATTACCTTGAGCAGTTAAATGAAAATTACTAGATGATATTTCTATATTACCATTTGCCCCAGAAATAAATTGATTAGCACTACCTAAAAAGAATTTGTTAGTACGTACTTCTAATGAGCCGCCATTTGACGTTCCGTATTTAAAGTAATTATCAGATCCAGCAACTAGTTCAAGTCCTACACCTGAATAATTATCACCCGAATTTGGTAGTACTGATCCTGAATACAACATCCATCCGGGTGCGCCACCTTTTGCTGGATCTGATGCTGATATAAATCCTTCATATCCTATCGAACGTATAAAACCTGAATTTACACCGGCCATTTCAATACCAGTACCAATACCATTACCTATATATACAGAGCCTGTTAATAGATTATTAGTACCATTTATATATGTGTTATCGCCATCAAATACCGCACCATAAGCTATAGTTTCAGTATCAGCTTTACGTCCACGAAAATCAAAATATTGAAACTTAAACGTTAATGGCGTTTTAAGATGCTCTGTCGGTATTCTTTTATTAATACGTATATAATTAGGTGAAAATCCAGTCTCTTGATTAGCCAAAACTTGAATATCACTTATTATAAATGCACCATGACGTGTTACAAATTTTAAATCAATAGGTTTATCTTCTGTTGCAATAAATCTAAATGTTACTGTAGCATTTGCTTCTGGTACTTTAGTTGTTTCATATGTACCAATACGTGAACCTAGTACTCCATTATCTTTAAAATTATTAATAACCGTCGAATTAAAATTACTTACTGGTAGTACATCACCGGTAGTGACTCGTTTAAATGCTTCTTGAGATGTAACCGCAGATCCGGATATATAAACATCTAAACGCGCATTAGGTATATTAGTATTTGTCGATGAAAATGATGTTATATTAGATGTATTTGCTATATTAAATACTACAATATATTCCGTATCTTTATATACTCTTGGATTATATTGTGGTTTAATTGATAATATAACCGCATCATTATCTTGAAACGCAGTAGTTGTAGGTGTCATTTTTATTCCACCGACTAGTGTATCCATATCATATG